CCTCTTCATAGGGATTTATAAAGTTTACACCAAAAGAACTAAGGTAGTGAAGCCAACTTTGTATATCTAAGCCCTGACTTTTAGGTATTTGAGTTATATCCATATTCAGTATTCTACCCTTATTCTGAGCCATAGCTAATTCAAGTCTATACCAAATAATAATATACATGTACTGTAGGGGCTTCATAATATCAACTAATGAAGTTGACTCTGAGTTATCATCACTATATACGGAACCGATATAAGGTAGCTTGTTGGAACTAGGTTCATCTATTGAAAATTCTTGGTTAGGTATAGGTTCAATACCAACATAGATATCATTGCCTATTTTATATCCTTCCCATACTTCAGTAACCCATTCCCACTTTATTTCAGCACCTTTCTGTTTCTCTTCTTCACTAACCTTATAGGTTTCATCTACTGTCTCTTCAATCTCTTCACCAGTCTCATCATCTATATAAGTCAGGAACCCTATTTTCTTAAACGACTTCCATACTACATGATAAACATCTATATTATTAATACCAGAGTCCCCTAAATCTTTAGGATTATCAGCTAAATTAGTTCTATAAACAACTTTATTATAGTTAACATCACTAGCTTTACCTGTAGCAGGTTGTCCACCAGACAGCTCTATAAGCCTGTCTAAATAATCACTTTCTTTAAGCAAATCATAAAACCTATCATATATAGCTGCTGGAGACATTGACATATGCCTTATAGCATAATCACCATCTTCTATTCTATATATATCAGGGCTTTTATCATAATAAAACCCTACAGGATTAACACGTTCAGCTATAGGCTCCCCGTTTATTATACCGTTATAATAAATCTCTATACCAGCTATAATACCATCCTTGAGACCCTTTAAAGTTTCATCAGTTAAATTCAATTTGGACTTTAAATATTGAAGAGTACCATAAGCAGTCATTTCAGCTATATCGCTAAAATCTTGTTCTATATAATCTTGAATATTATCAGGGGTTATAGATTCTACAGAATCTTCCCCTCCACCAGACTGTAACTTTCCAATTACTGATTGAAATAACATTTCCTTAGCAGCTTCCTCTGCTGCAGAACTACTATCTCTATTAGTCTGAATAACTTTAAATGTATCAGGTCTCTTAGAAGCTTCACCTATAAGTAAGTCAACTTTAGGCTTAACTATATTATAATTTTGGGGAGAAGCTGGAAATCCTTCCTCAGTCTTATAAGGATCGATAACGTATTCTATATCTTTTTCGTGGAATTTACTATTATACAAATCGTACTTTATCTTCAATTCCATATCATCTGAGCCATCTATAGCAGCTACCCCTACCCAATAATCTAAATTGGATTCTTTCCACTCTTTATCCTTTTGACTAAGTGGTAATTTTTGTATAGGTAGTACTGACCCACTGTTGTTATGTGTAGCCATATTTTTATCTTAACCGGTTAAAATTATATTTTCTATCTTCAGTGAAAAACCTAGTTTGAAAGAACTTATCAATAGTTTTCTCACTCCTTTTCTTATCCTTAACATGTACATTATGTAATTCTTTTTTATACAACATTACCATCATTAATGAAATTACTCGGTCAAAGTTGCCCTTATCGTTATAAGATATTAACTCATCTAACAATGGTAATGAGAATATTTTCTCCAAATTCTTATGGCCTGGTGAATATTCTTCATTAAGCCAATCTCGTATTTCTCGTTCAGCCCAATCTTTTATACCTTTAGTCATATGAATACCCTTCTTACGTTGTACCTTAGATACTTGCACAATGTCATGTATAATATCAGGCTGATTAGCTAACATATAATCAACACCCTTATTAGCAAAATAAGCGTACATACCTTTACGCTCATTCTCGTATAAAGCCCTTGCATTATAGTATTTAAGTAGCCTGTAGACATTTTCATAATACTCATTAGCCGTATCTGGTCTACCTGTATATTCAGCTACTATTATATCATAGTACTGTTCAAATGACTGAAATCTTTTATATATAATAGTGCTCCCTAAAGAAGAAGTACCAGAATCATCATGGTCATAAGGGTCAATACCAGCTATATATAGACCATACGGAGGATCTTCAACAGGATGCTCCCATATAACTATAGCCCCTTCTTTGCTATCATTTTTATCTAAAGGAAACTTCTCTATATCTTTAGCTCCAGATAGCTGGTTCCACCTTAGTCTACCAGCCCCATCATACTCAAGACTACCCACCTGTTTATAGTTTTTCAGCTTCTTATCCCCCATTATCCTAGCTTTCTGTGCCTGTAGTTCTTTCTTAGGGAATATATTACCAGTCAACTGTAAGGTAGCTTCTCTAGGCGTATTTGGGTGTTCCGCAATATACCTATCTACAGAATTCTTATCACCAGAATGCTCTTCTACCTCCTTACGTTGCCTATTAGATTCTTCTATAGCTTCATCTATTGAGGAATTACCATCCTCATTCATAAAGCCTTGCATATTCATATAGTTAGGTACAAAAAAGCCACATGCTGTTTCATAAGCACCATCATCCCATACATTCCTTATAGGTAGAACATTATAAGCCCTAGGTTTATAAAACAACTCTTTTAAGCTAGAATAGTCTGCCTCTTCTGTATTATGCGTAATTACACCATTACCTAAATAAGTATTAGTATTTGAAGCTGTTAAATTATAAACAGGATTAATACCAGTATGTTTAATAGATATAACTTTCTCATGCCTTAGTCCATTATATTTTCTTTGGGGTTTTTTGTCTTTATTATAATCCCAAATATTATTTAATTTTTCTTGCTTATTTTTTATAAGTAAATTAAAATTTTCAACAAACAAAGTTAAACTTCTACAATCACTGATATTAAATTCATGCCAAGCATTGACATCTTTTGGATTATTATCTCTAGGTTGCCTGGTTCTTAATTTACCATGTATGCCAAATTTTTGTAATATTAGTTGTAACTCTTTTAATATCTCTAAATTATTTTGGCTCAAACTTATTTCAGATAAATATTTACCTTTTCTTTTATTATTTACTCTAAAACTTATATACCCATCAGCATCATACAATCCAGCAACAAACTCTGAAATAGATTTTTTATTCCATTTATGTACATCTTTTGGCAATCTTTTATCAGATTTAGTTTGTCCAAATATACCATGATATCTAAGAGTATCATTAAAGTTTAATATACCAGCTTCTTTATATATTCTCTTATCTTTATTTTCCCTCTCTAAATATACAGCATTGGAATAATTATCATCTATATAATCCCAAAGCTCTTTGTCACAATTAGCAAATTTAGGAGTACTATTACCATAAGTACCATCCCCTACTAGCATGCCTAATAGTCTAGCGTCTTCTACCTCTTTATCGCCAAATATTGGTAATTTGTCTATAACTGATATTAAATCACCTTCAGCTATATTACCAGCTTCTTTCCAGTCATGTCCTATTATTCTTCTATTCTGCCTTTTGTGATATTTATTCCATCCTTTATCTTTAAATATTGGAGAATAAATAGGATGATCCGTACTGCACTCTATTGTTCTACCAGAATCAGTAGTTAATTTAATAGTTTCTTTTTCAGTATATGGTTGTTGATAAGCTATATCTTCTTTACTATAATTACCAGACATTTCATCAAAACCAATTATACCTTCATTTTTAACTAAATCTTCTATATTTATTAATTCACCTTTATTATTAAATACTTTGTTCCCAGCTGTTAAACAACCTCCCGTACCAAAAGAAATCATTGTACCAAAAGCCACACCATCCTGTTCTACCGAAGGTTGAGCTATCTGCCACGATTGAAGCAAATTTGGAAATTTACCTGATTCTTCCCAGACAATTAGTTTAGCTGCTTTACCTCTAGCTTTTTGAGGATCATTCTTTAGAGTAACACCTATAATTTCAGATTTATATCCCTTCTCTATTTTACTGCCTCCCTTAGTAGTATAGAAAGAAGCCCTTCTATGCATATTGGTGTCTATTGCTTGTCTCTTCTTAGTCCAAGCTGTATTATCATCTATCCAACTCATCATATCCCAAGCCTTGGACAGTACACCATCTTTCGTTAAAAATTCCTTTTCTGAGGCTATAGCATAAGATATCGATTCGGGTATAAGGAAGAAATTTCTATTCAACATTGCAGCAACTTTATACGAATAACCTGACCTACGCTTTTTAAGCACAGCCATATGACTACCCCTATTTTCTGCTTCTTCTACTGCGTCAAAATACTCCTTATCATAGTCCCAGAAATTTGGAAATCCCCTGTCCCTAGTAGGTATAACCTTAGTACCACCACTACCATCAGGAACTTCTTTCTCAACTACTTTCATTATGGGGCAATAATTTAAATAAAAATAGTGATAGCCTGTAATACTATCACCATCTTCAGCAGTAAAGCCATCGGTACTACGTTTCATTTCTCTGTCCCAATAACGCTTATATTCTGTAGTACCTGGGGGAGCTGCAGTATACATGCTGTTTTCTTCAAAATACTTAGCAGCTGGCCTAAATTTATCAGTATTTTTAAATTTTCTAACCCTTACTTCGTATGTATCTTCCATTATTCTGATGATTGTTTATCAGGTATCTCGTATATACCAATTTCACTTCCACCCCTAGCTTCACTTAATTCCATCTGTTCTTTCTCTACTTGCTTCTCTAACTGTGTCAAAGACTTAACTATATTGCCTACTTCTTTAAGATTAAATGCATAGTCCCTAGCTGAATACTTAGGTTTACCATAATTGTCTATAGCTTCAAAATCTACCCTATCAAAATAATTAGCTAGCTTCTGCGCACCGTTTTTAGCAGATTGCAGCAGTCTAGAGTTAGTAGTTTTCTGCATCTCATTATACTTCTCTATAGCCTCTTGCACTAAGTTATTAGGCTCCCAATCGGGACTACCAAATAGATCTTCCCTTATCTTTTTATCTTTATCAAAATCAGAGTAAGCATTGTATGGATTCTTCCTAGACATATTACAAAGAAATGTAACATAAGCAATCTCATTGTATGCTTTACTCTTACCTTTAGATTTGTCCCTATCCCATATCTTTTTAAAAGGTGGTATATAAAGATTTGTGGGATTGAGTACTAACCTATCATTCTCTATATCAAATAATTCCATAGGACGTTATATTATCTGTAAAACGTATTAATAAGCATTCAAGTTACGTACACAGTTATGTTTGTTACATAACCCTTATCTTCTTAATACTTTTTTAGCTAATGTTTTAGAATAATACTTATTTTTATTCATCTTCTCCTTCTGTATAAAAGCCCCTAAGTATGTGATCCTAACAGGATAATTGTCAGTCTGATGTTCCATTACATCACGCAAAAACTTAAAGGGATGCTTGGTAACAGCCTCTATTACTCTAACATCCCTATTGTATTTTTTAGCTAATTCCTTCCTAACTCTCTTCTCCTTCATCTAATAACATTTCTTTTCCGTATTTACCATTAAGATCTTTATTCATCTTATATCCATCTGAAAGAAATATACCATCTGGCTGTCCACCCATACTATCTCCATGAGAGTACTCTATTACACTGTTACAATCTTTACATTTAAAATAATAATTCCACCAACCTTTATTAGTAAGTAGCACTACCCTACGGGATTCACATACAGGACACTTTTTACCGTTATAATCGTTATCCCATGCCTTGCTAAAACTATTCATTAACTCTTTTTTCATACCAAAGACTCTTTTTGTTCCAAACTGTCAAATATATGTAAATGACTTGGTAAATTTTCAGCAGTATGAGTAGATTCATTTTCTGTTACAAGCCTATAAGCATGTTCAAATACTTCTTTAGGAGACCAACTCCTATATCCATCCCCATAAACCACCATATAACCTTCCATATCCGTATCAGCCCTTGTCTCAAAACCTTCTGCTTCTTGGAATTGGTTGAAACTCAATGGCTCTGCTAATACTATTTTTGTACCTATATATGCTTTCATAATCAAAAGTTTAGTAGTTCTACCCCTAAGTAAATATCTTACCTAGCGCCCAATCTAATTCTCTGGGGGTCTCTATAACGCTAAAATGCCTTAATGCTTTACCTTTCCTAATTGTAATAGTATCATTAAATGTATTCCACTTTAAGCTGTGTTCGTCCCTTAAGAACCTCCTAGCGGAACCTTGCTTTGTTACAAATACAAATCCCCTATCTTCTATATCTTTTAATTCTAATTTGTCCATACCGAATACATCTCTTACCCATGATATGAACCTTGCTTTAATTTTTTTAAACATTCCCTTAAATTTTAATTAATTTTATTCCCTTATTGCATATCTAAAATAAATACTGTCTCGCTTATATTACCAGATACATCTGGTATAAATAGGCTGTTAATATAATAACCATTATTATCTTCCCTTAATACACCTTTAAACTTAAGCTTGGAGAGGTATTTGCTTAAGTTAGATTTCTTAAGGTTCATTTCACTCATTATATAGCGCCTATTCTCAGTACTGAGTATATCCTCTTCATCATTGCTACGATTGTTCTCCAGTGCTAGTAATAAAGAAAGTACCTCAGCTTCTTTACCTGTTAACTGTAACAAGCCGTTAAGTATCTTAACGTATTCACTATACAACTTGTCTTTTGATATAACCTTTTTAAATGCTTTCATTGACTAACATTTCACGTATTGTTTTTACTCGCTCATTAAGGTTTGTAAGAAAGGCCACATATTCTTTATATAATTCATCCATAAAAATAGTCTCTGGGTAACCCATTATATTCTTAGAGTATTCATCTATTTGATCATCTAAAGACTCC